TCGCGGTGGCTGCAGTAAAGATCCCGATGCTGTCTCCGAAAACCTTCATGTTCCACTAACTTAGTCATGGTCTGCCTTGTCCTCTATATGTATTTTTATCCTTCTTACTGTGTCTGCCTTTACGCTTTTTCTTTTTTCTTACGTTATAAGAATTAACTCCAAAGCCTTTGGCTTTTTTTGCCATTACTTAGATACTTGAGAAATAGACGCTGTACCACCTGTTGAAACTTGGAGAAAAGAAATCTTTTGTCCAGGATTTACAATAATGTATTCTACTTCATCAGCAGGTAAATAAGTATCGGAAGAAGTTGCTGTTGGGTTAGCACCTATTTTATAATAAGAAGCTGTACTTGAGCATATTCTAATTGCATGTATTCCACTTGCAAAAGCAGCAGATTGTCCTGCAGTTCCTGTATAAGCTACGTTTTCATTAGAAACGATTGCAAATATTCCATTGTGTTTCATATTTTATCTCCTAATAGATTTGTTCTATAATATATTTTAGGGGGTGTTTCCACCCCCATTTTTAAATTATCTTCTTATGATAACTGTAAATTCAGCAGGAACAGTGTTAGTTGAAGCACCATCTGTGATGATTTCAATAACATCGCCTTCTTGAACAGAATTTGCAGCAGTAGGTTCAGCAGAATCTACATCACCAGCCGCAGAACTTGCAGTAGCAATTGTGATAGCTCCGCCAGTTACAGCAACTCCGTTAATTTCAGTTGTAATTGCAGCATCAGCAGTAGCAATAGCTCCACCTAATACTGAATATATTTTAATAATCTTACCATTATCTGGTGCAACTACATAAGCAGAACCTGCTGTAGATACATCGGATAGTTTAACTGATAAGAAATAGTCGTTTAATGTTCTCATTTTATTTTCCTTTATTTGCTTCGTTCCGTCTTTAAGACTTCAAAGACCAAACAAATTGTTAGTATTAAAAGCAAGAAGGGGGATTACTCCCCCCTCTTAAGTAATCAAAGATTACGAAGTAGTTAGATCGGCAATAATACCAGATCCAGCTTCATTTCTTGACTCTAGTGTGTATTCACAAACTAAGAATTGCTTCATAGCATCACCAGTTTTCGCTAAGTCTTCTAAAGAGAAATCTCTTAAGAAAGCTACCGCAAATAAATCTGGAGTGATTACGAAAGCATCTCTTGCTCTTGAGAATCTATTTGGTGTTACTTGCATAGCACCGAAATCAGATTCATACACATCAACTGCAGCAACTAATCTTTTGTTTTCAGCTGGGTCAAATCTAGTAGATCCGCCTGTGAAACCAGATAGTTTCTGTTTGTTGAAAGAACCAAGCATAATCATTGAAGGGTCGCCACCATTGTCCCATACGGACTTGATAACGTTTTTCAATTGATCTTCAGTGAAGGCTCTTTGAGTTCCATCAGTTCTAGCATCAACGCCAGAAGTAGTTGGAGCTCCACCATCACCTGCTGCATCTTGGTTAGTTTTTAACCATGAACCTAAACCTGCTAATTCTCTAGCAGTTGTATCGTTTCCAGATACAGGTGCATTGTTAGCAGTTAAAGATGCTTCCATATCTCTCTTAAGTTCTTTTGATCTTTTAGAGATTTGGTAAGCAAGTTCGGAATTTCTTCCTGCTTTATTAACTGCATCTAGTGTTCCAGAAACTAATACAGATTTAGTAGCAATCTGTGTTTGGTTTCCTTTTCTAGTTGTAGATGCTGGTGCAGAGAAAGCAACTTCATCGCCTTCAATCGCAGCATTAGTCGCACTAGCCGCTGCTAGTGTGTCTAGTTGCCATTCATGGTTTACAGCAGTTGCTTTAGCTTTAGCAATAGCTGACATGAATGGAGTATCAGTTGGAGAGATATTATATATCACATCTGATAGATCTTCTCTTTCTCCAATTGCATCGTATGTACTATATGTTCCACTTATTTGTGTCATATTAGTGTTCTCCTATTTTTGGGTTTTATTGTTTAATATGTCTAAAAAAACATTGGTAGCGTCTTTAAGGTTACCTGATTTTTTTAAACGATTTAACTTTTCCTTACGTTGTCCAAACGCAATATCGCTTTTGTCTTTTTTCATACCACTGGTTAAAACTTTACCTGGTTTTGCAATTTTACTTGCTAGGTTTGGTTTTAACTTTTGCATATTTCTATACTTCATGGCATCATTCACCAACATCACAATACGATGATCGTATATTTGAGAAATCTCTTGGTCTTGAAAACCATAAGAATTCAAATAACCTCTCATCTGTGATTTCAATTGCTTAGATTTTTCAGCGTCAGAAAATTCAGGTAATTTTTTTACCAATTCGTTTTCTTGCAACTTAATAATCTCTTGCAAATGCTTTTGCTGTTCAAATCTAGTTTTGTTCACAGCTTCCGCAAATTTTTCTTGTTTGCGTTTTAGCTTATGTTCAATTCTAGCAGCTTCCGTTGGATCTTCCTCATATAACCTTTCTAAATCTACAGAATTAAATTCTGCGTTTAGTTGATTTTGAGCTAAAGACATAAGCTGATTGAGTTCATTCAACTTATTGGAATAGTCTTGCCTTTGTTTTTCCGCTTCAGATTGAAATTGTTGTCTTTGAATAGACAAATCCTCAGTCTTTCTACGGTAGTCGGCATCCCTTGAGTAACCACTCTTTAATTCGTCTAGGGTAACGTCTAATTCTTGACCTGCAACTTTTATCTTGTAGGTGGAATTGCGTTCCTTTTGAATCTCAGTTTGTTCTTCTTGAGATACTTCGTTTTCAGAAACTTCATCTTCCGATTCCATTTCTGTATTTTCTTGAACCTGAGGTTGATCGTCTTGCGACAATTCCTCTTGATTTGGTTCTTCAGAAACTTTTAATTCTGGTTCTTGTGATTGTTGTTGCTGTTCTTTTTTGGGTTCATTAGATAAATTTAATAAACCTGAAATTGATTTTGCAGCTGATTGCAAATCAGTTTCTGCTCCCTTGATAGGGTTGGCTAGATTGTCTGACATTGTTTGTCCTTTTGTTATGATTGAAGCTCCCAAATGGGTTGGCTTATCCTAACGGTTTGTTAGAATTTCTGTTTTTGGATTGATTGGCGATAATCTTCTAATTGTTTTTTTGCCAATTTCCCAGTATCTAAAACTTCTTGTATATTTTGCTCTACCTTATGTACAATATGGTAAGCTAACCACAATTTTTCTCTGGTTTCATGTTCATTAACACCAGTATTGAATAAACTGTTTGTATATAATTCTTTTAATTTATTAATAGAATCTTTATATATCTGATTCTCTAATACTTGTTTCGCTTTCTCCGACCTGCTCAGTTCCTGTTGGAGTTTGCTCTGTTCGTCTTGGTTCATTTATGCTTTCTATCTGTTTTCCTAATTGCATAGACGATTGTTGTGCTTGTGTAAATGCTTTATTTTGATTAGATAAAATAACCTTATTTAATTCTGCATCTGCTCTTAATTGTGCAGTATCAATTTGTGCGTTATATTTCAATTCTAATTCTTTTATCTTGCTTTCAAAATCAAGTAAATTTTTAGCATTTTGTGATTGTAATTCTTTTAGTTTCAATTCTAATTCAGCTTGTTTTCTCTTGTTCTCTGCATCAATTCTAGTGAACTCTATTTTCTCAATAGGAGAAGGAGCTGGTGGAGGAGTAGGTTGAACTAATCTTGCACCAATATCAGGATTTACAAAATAGTTTTCTACATTTTTCAATCCTGCGTTCTCAATCATTTTAGCTAAAGTGTTATAAATATTTTTCAATGATACCATTGGATATTCTTTTCCACCTTGCAATTGGAAAGCCTGTAATTGTTTTTCCAAAATAGAATTAAGAATAACTAATTGTTGTTCTTTAGAACCAGAGCCTAAGCCAACGGTAATAGAAATGTTATATCTGTTTTTCCATTCTGTAGGTCGTACAGGAACAAACTGATTATTAAGTTGTATAATTCGTTCTTTGTCTTGATACTTAACTGTTAATTCAAAAATTCTTTTAAATAAATCTTTTACACCTGTTTCTGCAAAAATTCTGGCAATCAATTCCATACGCATTTGCGTTTGGGTCATTAACGTATTAATTCCAGTTGCAGTTTTATTTAAGCTATCTGCATCTAATCCTTGAGAATATCTTGTAACACCAGTTCTAGTTTCTCTAACTGTATCTAAGTATTCTAATAATGGAAATGCTTGTTGCGAAATCGTTTGACTTTGCATTGGCATCATTACTTGTGATGGTGGTTGTTTAGTTCTGACTACACCACCTGGTCTTGAAGTAAGTAAGTCATCCAAATTAACCATGCCATCCATGATAGCAACTCTATTATTGTTTGTTAGATACATGTTGTCTAACAACTGACGCATTACTGTAGATTTAACTAATTGAACATCTTCTACTAATTCTGCAACACTTCTTCCATAGAATCGGTGTGGCATAGGAATAGGAGTTAAAGAACAGAACGGAACAAAGTCTGCTGACTCATTATCTAAAATTTGGTAACCTGAATCTCCAGCAACAGTAACTTTACGTAGCTCCGCAAC